CCTCGCAGTCCACTGCGAGATGTTAAGCTGCACAAGAAGTGCGCGATCATTGAGGTTCATAGCAGTGCATCCTTTCCAGTTAACTGATGGTCTCATCAGCGTCAGCCTTACTGACGGACAGGGGCAGTAGCCCCTGTTTCGACCTTGTTAGAACAGTACATCCTGATGCTTGACGCACCAGTTGGTGAACGCAGCAGTGTTCGAAAGCTCTGGCTTCTTGCGAGCAGCATAGCTGACAGTCAGCACAGAGAACTCTGGCGGCATACGCTCAGAGTAGGAACACAACCTGTCGAAGTTGGAGACACTGGCACGTTCAGCAAGCGATCCACTCAGAGCGTAGAGTGTAGCCGGATCAGACGGGACATCTGCCGTGGTAGGATTCAGCAAGATGTTGTCAGGATTAGGCAGCTTGCGGAAGATGCGGAGGAAGCCAACGAACTCAGCAGCAGCACCCTCACCGACTGCACCCTTGAAGCTCTCGTACTCAGCCTCTGGCGGTACGACACCCAGTATATCAGACACACCCTCCACCCAAGCACGGGGTGTAGGATTGGCATCACGCTGTGCATCGAACTCATGGAGCAGACCAGTACGGAAGCGGAGGAAGGCAACGACTTCCGGCTTGACACCATTATCAATGGCGTAGGTTGTAAAGTCATCAAGGTTAGTCTCGTACTCATACACTGTTTCGCGATTGCGAAGGTGAGAGAGGATACGATTTGCACCAGCCCTGTCAGACTGACGGTTACCCGTGGAGATCACCATCCAACCCTTGGCAAGGGGTACATTGTGCAGGGTTCTCGCCTGACAGATGTTGGCAAGCACCTTCTGCAAGTCCTCCTTGCACTGGTTGCGGTCATCGAAGCACAGGATACCGCCCTTGCCGTCATCGTACCTGCTTCCGACGAAGGGGAACCAATCAGGCAGCTTGTACCCGAACGATGGACCGGACTGCATCATGTCAGGTACACCGAAGTCCTCCACCATCATGGTGGGCATATGCCGTTCGATGTAGTGGACATCCAACTCACGGGCAACTTGTTGTACGATGCTGGTCTTGCCCCCACCCGGTGCCCCTTCGACTGCAACAGTACGACCAATGGGGAACAGGGACTTGAGGGTGTTCTTCAGAAGGGTAGCTCTCATAACAATCTCCAATATGTTTCTGGTTGGTGGTTGAAGCGGTAGTTCAGGCCCCGTGTTTAAGGGGGATATCTACGGAGGGGATGCCGAACTCGTCAGCAACAGCTTGGACAACAGCCGACTTAGGGCTGTGCTGGAACAGCTTGTGCAGCAGTTCATGGCGGTTCAGAAACGCTAGGGCTTCCGACACAAGGGGGTTAGACACCCACACCATGAAGGGTGCAGAGTTCACAATCCGATTGCGCCGTTCAGAGGAACACCCTTGAAGGTACTCCTTGAACAGCAGGGCTTGTGTCTGTGGGTCATCAGACTTGGACTTGATCTGCTCAACAGCAAGCTCAAGGTCTACGGCATCATAGAAAGAGTTAGGTACCTTAGTCACTTTACATTCCCTCCCTTGTTGTTGATCCCCTTGAGGTCAGTGGGATCAGTAATCAGAACGTAGTTGGATTTGTGCATCGGAACGACACAGCGAGTGACCTTCTGAGGGAACTTCTTGGCGCACTCCATACAAGTGGAATAACCAAGAGCTAATCGTCGTAGGTCCACCTCGTCGCCACAGCGGATGCAGTCTCGTATCATCATCACTGCATATCCCTTGCTGCTTCATACTCTCGTTCAGTGGTGACGATGATTGCCACACTCATCAACCTGACATCATCGCTGTCACTCACAGTAAGCAGTCGAACAAGAGCTTGTAAGGCAGTCATCCTACCCTGTTCCCAAGCCTCAACACATCCTTGTGCCGTGGTCACCTCGGCAAGACCGTCTCTGTATTTCATCTATTAAGTACCTCCTTGCAGGGCGCACCTCGCCCCTCGCACCAGTTTGCCGCGCCGTGCCGCTCGGCGCAACCTGACACTCTCAAGAGCAGTCCATGCGAGACAATCTAGATTATGAAGCGGAATAAGATGTTGCGATGCAGCGTCGATGGATTGCTGGATGGTGGTCATAAGACATTGATATCGTTGGGCTAATCAGAAAGTTAACATGGAATAATCTAAATAATCTGTGATTTTTTGGATAATGAGGTGCTACATTAGAGTAGAATAACTTTACATGAGAGGCAGCTTGTGCAGTCCGACAGGAATTTCTCGCGGAGAGCTATCATTACCTTATATTTTATAGATTATTTAGATTATTTAGATTAGATAGAGCTAGGTTTGACAGGAATCCCTTGGTATTTCAATGACTTGGCACATCTGACTGTTAAGTTACGATGCTGATCTTGTGTTAAGTTACTGACAGATTGTGCAGATTGCTGTTAGATTGTTGTGCTTTATCAACAGTTTGTCAGATGATGTAAAGTTAACGCACCTTCTAACACTCTACTCTGAAACACTCCATCAGAAGCAGTCGGTGCTACGACCCCCCGACGTATGGGCGAGCGAAGCGAGCAACTGAGCGCCGCGCAGACAAAAAGAAACCCCGCCAGATTTCTCCAGCGGGGTGGTGTTCACCAAGTTCCGGTCTTGATCTCGACCGTTCGGAAGACACATTCGTTTGTCTGCCATGTGTGGTCTTCGAAGTACGTCACCTCTCCACATCCTGCCATCCATTCGATAGCGATGTAGGTGAAAGCGAGAGCCGTTAGGATGTAAAGCTTCGCCAGAACAACTTGCTTCATGTCAGTTCCCTTGTGTGGTTGAGGTGCGGCGTGATTGCCGCACCTCGCTGTTGTTAGGTCTTGATTAGTCGGGCGCTGTACCCGTACTTCTCAATTAACCTTTTCGTAACTTCCGGTGCAACTCGGCGGATAATTTCGACTTGCACGGCCCGCTTGCCTTTGCGGGTACGGACTTCAATGATCATACGCTTGCGCATGTGAACCTCCAGTTTGTGGGAGGCGGGCGTACCCGCCTCCCGTTGTTGTTACTTCTTGCCCTTGGTGAGAGCGAAGATTTCGTCGAGGGTGAGAGGCTTAGGCGCTTCCGCCTTCACCTTCTCGGGCTGGTCAGGCTGCATCCAGACGCTAGGTCCGAACTTGCCCTTGACCACCTTGACCGGTATGCCCTTCTTGGCGTTTTCCTGAATCGCTCGCATTGCGACCGCTACCGGAATTTGCCTATCGCTGTCCTTGAGCTTGTCGTTAGCTCCAGCGATGTAGAAGGACCACTTGTCGAGGCCGCACTTGTTGTGTTCAGCCAGTACCACCGCCGCCTTGAGTACATCGACAGCCATGTCAGCCGTCATGTTCCCATGCTTTGGTTCGTACAGGGTCACACCCTTGGCAGCGACAGCCGCCCCAGTGTGCGGGTGAACTCCACCCGTGTGAACCTTGAGTGCGAACGTACCCTCAAAGAGCTTCTTCATGATCTTCTCACTTTTCAAACAGCAGGGGATTTCTCCCCGCCCCTGCTTCGGGGCATCAGCGTCTTGCTGACAATTCCAATATGGCATAGGTGTCCCAGATTGTCAAATTCGGCTTGTTTCCTAGGGATTTGAGCGCGCGCGCAAACGCGCGGGCAGGCGGGCGCGGGCGCGGGCAGGCGCGGGCAGGCGGGCAGGAGGGGGGCCACATGGACCGCCGCGCGGCGACCGTCCCCATGTGTAGTAAACCGCTTAAAGCAAGACCCCAAAAAACCACGTGTTAAGTTTCGAGACCGCTTGATCGACCTCGCGTTGACATCATCCAGCAATTTATTTACTCTTGCCGCATGGATATCCTGACAACGAAATGGTCTGACCGGCTTGCCTTCGACATAGCCTTGCGGCTTGAGGGGTCCGGTGAGGACATTGATGAAATCCTTGATCGCCACAAGTTGACCCCCATCGATCTGATGGCGTTCAACAAAGACCCAGTGTTTCTTAAGAAAGTCGCTGGTTATCGCGACGAGATCAGGGATAAGGGCATTACCTTCAAGATGAAGGCCAAGGCCCAAGCCGAAGAACTACTCAAGACATCTTGGCTTTTGATCCACTCCCCGGATGTGAGCGCCGCAGTTAAGGCTGACCTGATCAAATCTACGGTCAAGTGGGCCGGTCTTGAGCCGAAGAACGATACCGCTGGTGACGGCGGTAGTACTGGTGGGGTGAGGATCACTATCAACTTGGGGAATACCGAACTCGGCCAGACGCAGTTGATCGATGCTACGGCTTCCGAAGTTGACAGTCCTTGAGTTGACCAGTTCAACTAAGGCTCGCCAGATAGAGCAGCTATTGCTGCGTTGTCGGGTGAGCTACAAGACCAAGATCGTAAAGTCCCGACGCAAGGGGCTGCGTTATGTCATAACCCTGTTCGGAAAGGACGCCTGAAATGGAAGGCTATATTGGTGAGGTTCGTGAGTTTGCCGGTAATTTTGCCCCGCGTTACTGGGCTTCGTGTGACGGGCAGACCTTGGATATCCATACTTACACCGCTCTGTATGCCATTATCGGGATAACCTATGGCGGGGATGGGGTGCATAACTTCAAACTCCCTGACCTGCGCCCTACGGATGAGAACGGTACGAAGCGGCACGGCTGGGAACTCGGTAAGCCCAGCAAGATCATCTGCATCGAAGGCATCTTTCCGGATCGCCCCTGATATCTGTTATGGTTGGCTACACCTTGTTTATTGGGAGGGTTACCAGATGAAGACTAAGAAAATGCCTGCTGACTATTCTAGCATCGAAGATCGTCGCACAGGTTATTTCGGAACTCTTGCTAATCAGTTTAAGGCTCGGGCTGCGCGTAAAGAGCAGACAATGAAGGCTTTGCAGGAGAAGAAAAAGACTAAGCAGCAGAAAGATGCAGAACACATCCGTAGCTATAATTTGGACCGTCAAGGTAGTTCCAAGTCCGATGTTAGCGCTGCGCGGAAAGATGCCTCTGCTATCTTGCAGAACGTCGGTAAAAAGGTTCGCCTTGGTAAATCGCGTTAAGGGGATGTTTGATGTCCCTTGAGATTGACTATACCCCGCCGCCTACCGGTGTTAAGTTCATGGCGTCCGACGCCAAAATGCGGGTTCTTATGGGGCCAGTAGGCTCCGGTAAGTCGGTCGCTTGTTCTTTCGAGGTTGTGCGGCGGGCCTCAATGCAGGCCCCCAACAAGAACGGGGTACGTAAGACCCGTGCGGCTGTAGTGCGCGAAACGGCACGCCAGCTTCAGGACACGACCATCAAGACGTTTCTGGATTGGTTCCCGCCGGGGCAGTGCGGCGAGTACATGCGCACGACCAAAACATATTTCTTCAAAGTGGGCGATGTTGAGTGCGAGATCATGTTTCGTGCCCTTGACGATGCCGACGATGTGGCGAACCTTAACTCTCTTGAGTTGACTTTCGCATGGTTCAACGAGTGTCGGGACATCCACCCCGACATTGTGGACGCCATGTCCAAACGTATTGGGCGTTTTCCTTCCGCCAAAGACGGCGGTCCTACATGGCATGGCATGTGGGGCGACACCAACCCGCCAACGATGGATACATGGTGGTATTACCAGCTAGAACACCTCAATCCGGCAGATGGAGTATCGCTCAATGACAACGGGTGGGAGGTTTTCAAGCAGCCGTCAGGCCGTAGCCCCTACGCGGAGAACGTCGAGAACCTCCCAGAAGGGTATTACGACACGCAAGGTCGGTCGGAAGAGTACATTCGCGTCTATATCGACGGCGAGTATGGACTTTCATCAGCGGGTTTGCCTGTATACAAGTATTTTCGCCCTGATTACCACATGGCCTCTACCCACCTCCGTCATATTTCCAATGGTGTGCGCCCTATTGTTGTGGGCATGGACCTTGGACTTACTCCGGCAGCGGTAATTGGGCAGCAAGACCCCCGTGGACGCGCCCTGATCTTGGCCGAAGCGGTCAGTTTCGACATGGGTATCCAGCGTTTCGTCCGTATGATCCTTAAACCGCTGCTTTTTGAGCGTTTTGCAGGCTGTCCGGTGCTTATTGTGACTGATCCGGCGGGCATTCAACGGGCGCAGACCGATGAAAGAAGCGCCGTAGACATCATCAAGGCCGAGGGTTTGCGGGTTATTCCGGCTAAAACGAACACTATTTCCGCCAGACTTAACGCGGTGGACGATTACCTGATGCGTCAAGTTGATGGAGACCCAGCGTTTCTGGTTGATCCCGCCTGTACGCATCTTAAGTCTGCGATGATGGGCGGATACCGGTACAAACCCAAGGGGGACGGGGCGATTGAGAAGAATCCTCATTCGCATGTGGCCGAAGCTTTACAGTATCTGATGCTTCATATTGCAACTGCCGGTGAGGGTGGCTACCAAACGGTACAACGGCGGGATGTGCGCACTATCTCTGCTAGTGGATGGACATGAGCCTGCATGAGACAGCATGATACTGCATGGCTTGCATCACTATTAGTAGTCTGTTACATCTGTGGCGGGCGCTCTCCCTTGTGTGTCCAGTGCAACCTCCCTACTGACCCCGGCGCTTCACCCGCTGGGGTCTTTTTTATGCCGAGTTGCATTACAACAAATTTTACGTTAGCTTTAGTCGAACCTAGCGGAGGTCTATCATGAAGAAGTCTAAGGTTGGTTCCTACTCTTGCGATAACCCTAAGATGAAGGGTTACGCGGATGGTGGCTATGTTTCTTGGTCGCGTAAGCGCCGTCCTCCTTCTGAAGCTGAAGAGAAGCAGGCAGAAGTTCTTGCGCAGGCTAACAAGTACCGTATTGCCAAGAGCAAGACTGCTGGCAAGCGGCGTGCGACCCTCCAGTCGGGTATGTCTAGGGCCGGTATCTCTGCGCCTACGATTAAAGGTCAGATGTGATGGCGGGCAAGAGTTTGGGGCGCACCACTGACAACGCCAAAGTCGTGCGCGGCTTCGCAGAGGGCGGATTTGTTTCACGTGGAACAACCCGCGATGCGCGGGTTGTTGGCGCACCGACAGGTACTTCCGCCGCGTCCACACTGGCGAATGCTCAGTCTGTGCTTCGTGCGAAAATTACCGCAGCTAGCGATGTCCTTGCTGCGCGTAGGCAGCGGCTCATGAGCCGTTTCAACGAAAAATCCAAGGAACGTGCTGTTCTTCGTGCTAATAACGCGAAGGATGCAGCAGGTCAGTCGGTAAAGCCGAAGGACAAGGACAAAGATAAGGATTGACCTTGAAAAGACTTCCGAGGCCACGTAACAACCCGTCAGGCGGTAAGTTTCTCGGTAACGCAGGGTATTTCCCGATGCGCACCGAGAAAGAAGCCGTTAAGCCTGACAGGCGTGGAGTGAAGTCAGAGGTCGCCTTGGGTACTACGAGTAATAAATATCGGTCACCAATCCCGACACTGAGGTCGGTTTTCGGGTTGGGCGACTTTTCTTCTTTAACGGGACGCCCCGATGAAGGGTAAGCAGTTACGGTTCAAAAGCACAAATCCCAAGCTGGTCAGACGTTATGCTGACGGCGGTAAAGTGCTACCTGCTGCACGTATGGACGGCGGTATTTTTCTCAGAGCGGCTGAACGCGCTGGATTACCGACCGACAACGCCACCCTAAATCAGATCGTTAACCTAGTAAATCAGGGCTATAGCGTAGCTCGTGCTACGTCTATGGTGTCTTCGTACCGTAAGGGTAAAGAGGCTTAATCATGGCTGTAGCAGGTCTCTCTATCTTGCGCGTTGTCTCCAACGAGGAACTTTCTCGTATGGAGCAGGAGCGTGCTGAGAAAGAACTGGCAGATCGTCAGTCTAGTCCGTTGATGGTCGGCATCACAGCATATCTTCGTGAGTGCTGGGACGCGGCTAAAATTGCCAAGCAACCTATCGAAGATATCATGCTTCGCGCTCTTCGCCAGCGTAACGGCGAGTATGAGCCGGAGAAGCTTACGGCTATTCGTAGTCAGGGCGGCTCCGAAGTTTATATGCTCATCACTGAGGTGAAGTGCCGTGCGGCTGAAAGCTGGCTGCGTGATATCTTGCTCGACACGGGTACTCCCCCGTGGGACATTCAGCCTACGCCAATTCCTGAACTAGCCCCCACTCAAGAGCAGGAAATCAAGTCTATAT